AAATCAGAGTCCTTATCGCTGCTAGACCCTGCAAACACGTTTAGCGTCTCAGAGGTAGATGACATAGTTGCAGAGGCTATCCTTGCTGTAATGCGGTACGTCCTATTCTCTATAGTAGGTATTGCCTGATCTACGCACCCATCGTTTAGCCGCAAAACTCCTGCAGCATATGTCCTACCACTAACCGAATTACTAAGGGCAGGAGTTCCAGAGGTGCTTGTTCCTGCAGGATCTGTGCTTCTGCTGTCCCAGAAGGAACCTAGAGTAAAGGTCTTGTCGAAGTCTCCCTGCCGAATAAGGTTCTGAGGGCGCAAGAAGAAGCTGTCATAGTCTACGTCCGTGCAGAAAGTAATGTCACCGGATGTAGCCGTAAAGGTAGAGGATACGCCGGTCAGGGTTTCAGACGCTTGAAACTCACCTTCCACAGGCTCAATTAGCATGTACTGTTCTTCCGTGTGTCCTCCATGCGGCGGCACTCTACGTAGAATACCTTTCGCAGAGGACGTACCCCCTGTAATCATTTCGTTAATCGTGAAGCCCCCGCTGACACTGGACACTTCTATCTTTACCGGATACTTGTACTTACCCTTGCCGCCAAACAACGTGTACCTTCCGTTATGGAAGTGCCACGGCCACTGTATATATTCAGCGTCAACATCACGAATAGCTTTGTTTATATCTTTTTTAACTGTAGTCTGTACTCCCCGTGTACCTGATAACCCTGCAGCAGTTTCTGCAATGGTTGTCTCGTTAAGGTCGTACAAAACAGCGTTGATTAATTCTACATAATTCATGGCTTGCCTAACTGTGGTTGGCTAAAAAGAGTTCATCTATAGTTAACACTGCCTCTATCCTATTAGCAGTTCCTGCAGTTAACTTTATAATATCGCCCTCGTTTAAGTTTAATTCTAGCGCGAGTAATACGTAGTCGTTTGCCGCTACGCTCTTACTACCAAGAAGTTTATAGGTCGCACTAGCACTCGCATCTGTAAGCTCTAGGGTTACAGGCGTGGCATTTCCTGATGTTTCGCAGATAATTATATTTTTTAGAACAGCATCGTGACCAGCAGGAACAGTATACACAGTTGTCTGACTTGTGCCGTCAAGCGCAACTGCAGCATTTCTTAGTCGTACTGCTCTTGATAGTGTTGAGGTCAAGAATCTATTCCTTTTCTTGGGTCTATTACAGGTTTAAAATTAGTACCCACAGACGAGATACATTCAGCGTTGGGGTTTATATCGGAAATTCCAGTCAGGGTATACGTTTTAGTTAGTGGGTTTATATACATTGTAAATGTTACTTTGTACTGACTGTCCCTGAAAGAGAATGCAGGATACTCACCATGTTTCTCTGCTAGAGGTGCAAAAGAACCAATTGGAATGCAGACAACGCCCGTTTGTGCGTAACTAGGCACTGCAGCTACAAGAAGAGCTAATACTGCTAAAATGCATTTCACTTTACATTCCCCAAGCCTTCTTTAAATACGTTTGAACAAGCGTTGATTTTGTAAATATGTCTTTCTGAGCGGTCTTTAAGTAATCGTTTACCTCGTACATATTTTGCAAAATAAAAGACTGTTCGTAAGATACGTTAGAAGACATCCATCCAATTATATTCTGTCTAATTCCTTTAGTAACTTTTTGTACCCCGTGGGGGTAAATGATAGGGAAGATAACTGCTTCTCCAGCGTTTAGCTTCTTTCCTATCTGCCCTACAGGAGTTGTTAATGTAAACTCCCCACCCTCGTAATCGTCTGTTAGATTTATACTAAAACCATAGTCAAAGAATACATTGTTTGATTTTGGTCTAGCCTTAAAAGCGTCTACGTGAAGATCGTAATAGTCACCCTCTCTGTATCGGTTATAAAAATTTACTGATACTCTTGTAGGACAATACACGCTGTCAATGTAGTGTGTATCATATAAGATATTAGTAACTAGTTTTCTAACTGTGTCTGGTATAGTAGCAGACTCATCGTTACTCTTAATATCTTCTAGGTCGGGAGCAGAGTCTTCACCTTTGCTAAAAGTTTTGTGGTTTATATTGTCTAGGCAATATTCAACATTCTGGTCGTTAAGTAGCTTGATAAACATATGTACCTCCGTCAATTCAATATCAAAGCAAGAAGGGTGGGGTTTTTAAAAGGAACCCCACAGAAACCTTTAGTACACTTACGTACCCGTAGATACAGTAGCAGACTCAGTAGGATTGCGTGAAATATCAACCATACAAACGTGAAGTCTGAAACGTAATGCACTTTCACCAGTTGAACCACCATCAAGAATGAGGCAGTCAATAGTGTCAGCACTTGTCAGGATACGGGCGTTAGAACCAGAGGCTCCAACCGCCGCTTCTAGGAATGGCGAGAAACCAGCGGCACATGCGGAACCGTCAAGAAAACAGTCCACATCACCACCAGTAATACCAATATCCATAGTAATCTGACCATTGCCACGCGCTTCAAGAACTTCAAGCGCACCAGCAACAATCATCGTATCTGCGGGAACGTCAATCATCTGAATAACGTCACCACCCGTTCCGCCGTCTGCGGTATCCCAAACAGGGGAAGTAACCACATAAGGCGTTGGCATCCGTGACGGATGGCCTACGGTGCCGCCTCCAGAGGTAGTACGATCATAAGTAGCCATAATTCATACCTCCTTTAGCTGTAGTCAACAATGCCAAGGACCAAGCCTTCTGGACGAATGACCTTACGGCCATATACGTGCAGACCACGAACCACATCAGCAAATGAATCAGGATCGCGAATAACTTCAGTCTTAGCAATGGAGTTAGCAGTGGCAACTGCAGACATATGCCCAGCAAGAATAATATTCTCACCCGAAGCAACGCCACTGAGGGATACCATGTCCGTAGTCGTAGTCGCATCAGCGGACTGACGAAGGGCATTGGATTTATACAGCGTGAAGCCCATAACTTTCTGAGCCGTCAGCATCCCATTACGCATGGGGGACTGAGCGTCACCAGTTACTTGAACTTCAGCAATTTTAGCACCCGCTTTGTAGAGAGTTTCATAGAAACGCGGGGGCGCTACAAACCAACGATTTTCTTCAGGAACATCAACCTGATCTAGGTGACGCGCCATCTTAGCGATGATTTGCACAGCCTCATCACCGGCATCACTGCCGTCCATCGTATGAGGAGTACCTGCAGTACCGAGTGCGGAGTCGGTTTCAACGGAGCCAGAAGCACCCTTAATACCTGCACCATCAATCATAACCTGCAGTACATTTTTGTCGTAGTTACGCTTCAAGGAGTATGCACCTGAAGAGGTTGCAAGCGCCTCAAAGTTAACATGCGATTGACGTTCTTCGATATCATCTACCTTGAACGCAAAAGCTTGAGCCTGATCTACTTCCAGAGTAATCTCATCGTCAGCCAAGTCCTGCGGAGTAACCACAGCACCACGGGTATACGCTGAGATGGAAACAGTAGGTTCTTTAATAATACGAACCGTGTCTCCGTAGTTCTCAATCTCCCCCGCATAGTCAGTGTTAGTAATATCTTCTACAACTGACGCACGGCGGAAAAATTTGAGAACCTTCTGGCTATAGATTTCAGCTTGGAAATTACCGGACGGTAGATTACCGTAACCGGATGACACACCAACTGCCATTTTCTTAGCCTTTCTCTATTAGCTATTGAGTTACGATACGACCCTCCGCATTTGCTAAGTCAATCTCTGCTTCAAGCTTGTCAAATTCATGCGGTTTGAGTTTACGTATCTCTGAGGTTGTCCATGTTTTCTTATTAGCATCCTGATTAACAGAAACTGTTTTAGCATTAGTCTTAGTAATTGCTTCTGCTGCAGAACGCTTTGGACGGCCTCTTTTTTTGTTAAGCCCTTTATCGGCTTTGTACAAATCTAGAACACGGGATGCGTACTTAACATCGGAACTATTTCCCGTAACTCCTTCTGCAATGCTAGGTGGCTGATCCTCTAACCAAGCTTTAAAGTCATCTGACTTCTTTAGCTCTGGAAAGTCTGGATGCAGGGCTAGTAACTGCTGGTAAGCACTTTTAGCTTGCAACTGTTCTTCTCGTTGACTAAGCCTTTCAACTTCCGCACGAAGCTCTTCAACTTCTTTGGAAGCATTTTTTGTACTTACCTGTTCAACCACGCTATAAACTTCAGGGTAACTCTCTTTAAACTGGTCTATTTCAGCATTGCTTTCTTGTGGAACAGAGTCATCTTCAAAAGAACTAAGCATAGCTTGTTCATTTGTAAGATTTTCACGTTCCTGTCTCCACTCATAAAGTTTTGCATCATAGTGTTTTTTAAGATCGTCATACCTTTTTTTATAGTCGTGATCTTCCTTCTTTGAAGTTTTTAGAGATATAGTCTCCTCTTCTTCTTGTTCTTCATCCACTTCCTCCTCAAGGGTAGCGTCCTGTGGGATATCTTCTTCGTAAACGTCTTTACGATAAGAGCCTTTATACGTGCCTTGATTCGTTTCTTGATCTTGTACTTCGGTAGTCATTTTTCCTCCTTGCGGGGCCTCTATGGGGTAGCCGCAGTTGGGTTAGTCTGCAGGGCCGCTAATTTGCAAACGGAACACGTTGTTCAGGAGTGTATTCCCCTATTGTACGTTTCCGTCTTGCAGCGTCACTTTCGTAATCATCAGCGGGTGGCTGCTCTGGGTCGGCGTCGATACTACTCGTATCTGCGCCAAGTTGCTGTTCTTCTGGTATTTGCATATCTGCAAAGGATTCAATTTTTGTATCTTTACCGGCAGCAACATTTGAATCTTCATCAACATAAAAATGATGTTTTCCTATAATTTTGGACAGGATAAATCTACCCTCTTTCATTTTATTGTCAAAAAAGTCTTGTTCTTCTTTTTCTGATACTCCTGCTTTTTCAGGCATTGTAGGGTTTCTAAAATGTAAAGCGCCTCCGGTTATATCCTCCAGTCCTTCTTTAGAAAGAGCCTGTCTTGCAACTTGTTTTGCTATATCATAATTTGGACCTGATGGATTATTATAGTCTTTATTACCATAACTAGAAAAAGCACCTTTTTGACTTATGACTTTATTTGCCTCTTTAAGATTTTTAAAACCAGCGGTTGTATCCTCAATTCTATTCATAACAACATTAGCTACAGCTTGCATACCTGCTTTGCCTTCAACTCCAGCTTCAGAGAAAAGTATACGGGCTAACATATCTAAGTTTTTATCAATCTTGCCCCCTTTATTAGCCCGTATCGGAGCTTGAGCTTGTTCCTGCGGAGCTTGTTCTTGTGGGGCTTGTTCTGCAGTCTGTGTTTCCTGAATCTTCTCCTCAGTCTCTTTCTTTCCCCTGTCATTTATCTTTCTAAGAAGCCCAAGCCCAATCTTCCTTGCTAGGGCTGGCGGTATAATCATCTCGCCCTCAGACAGAGCTACATCAACTCCACCGTTTAGCTGCTTGGCAGGTTGAGTAATATCCTCTAGTTTTATAGTTATACCTTCTTTTGCAAGGGCTGCGATAGCTGGTTTTATTATGCGCTCAATAAGATCAATCTCTCCTGCTTCGTCAACTCCAGCCTTGGATACTACAAAGGCTCCTTCTGGTAGGCTTGTTTCTGACTTATCAGCTACAGTGTTTGCTTCTGTATTGGGAACGGCCTCATCATCTATCACACCAGCAATTGTCTCTGTTTGTAAACCTTGCGGCATTGATCTCTTGGGCATACCGCCAAG